TCATCTCTTCTTCAGTTCCTAAACTATCACTAATGTATTTTAGTATAATTGTCTTACCGTTCATAGCTGAACCAAAATGTACTCTACCTTGTAGTTCGTCTATAAAAAAAGAACCGTTACCCTGTGCAAACTGAGGATCAATACCATATCTTTGTCCAACTGCAAAGTTGTGAACATCAGAATCATGGTCGTCCGCTGTGCTAGTACCTGAGTTGGCAGTTGAGTTAGTAGATTTAAAACTTGTCCAAGTATCTGACAAATGGTTGGTAGCATCTTGTTCCGTTAGGTTAGTACCATCGTTAGCGTACGAACCGTCTGCAGCTTGAGATATAGCATAAGGATTTGAAGTTTTAGACGCAGGGTATAAAATGTGTTCGATACCACCACTATCACTATAACTTAACTTAACATAGTTAACGTAATCTTGAGGTAGCGTCATTAACAACGATGGTGGTATTTCTATTTCTTGTGATTTTATAGATTTCAGTGTGTCATAGCTTAATTCTTGTAACGCTCTCTGTGCGTGAAAAGCAACGTCAACTCTTTTGATTTTTGATATAATTTTATCCTCTCCTACGTATGCTACTATAAAGTTATTTATAATATCTGATAAATCTATAAATTGATAACTACCGTAATTCACATCAGTAGCATCGTAATAATTTTCTTGTGATTCTGTTAATAGGTAATTAGTAGCCATTTATTATTGTTTTTCTAGTTGTGTTTTCTGTAGGTCTTCTTGAGCGGCAAACTGAACAAGGTCAGGTTGTTTTATTGTTACACCTGAAAGTTCTAGTATTTTCATAACTAAAGTAGTTTCTTCTGAATCATGTAACTCAAAGTTAGTACTTGTAGTAGCGTTGTACAAAGCTTGTTCGTTTATAACAGCGTATCCCCAAACAGCTTTAGATGGTTTAGCTATATAGTTACATGTAATATTACTTGTTGAATAAGAACTTGATGGAGAAGAAGGAAATAATTTTAACAGTGTGTTAGATTTCCTTGTGTAAACAGGTCGTTTATTTACTGGAGACGTTAGTTTTTGTCTCAACATATATTCTAGTTCTTTTTTACCCACTTTCTCTACCTCCACGTCGTATCCTAGTACTGAAGAAAAAACCGTTCCTAATCTATACGTATCTGTTGGTAAGGTAGCTTGATTACCAGACATTGCTGATGTAGCTACTTTAAACTTTTCAAAATGCGATATTTTTTCTTCTAACATATCTAACATATCAGAATACTCACTATCGTTACCAGGTATTCTTCTAAATTGATTAATGTCATAGAAGTATTGCTCAAATATATCTAACTGAGCTTGGTTGGCAAATAAATTAAATTCTTGAGGAGTTATGTATCCTCTTTGTTCTTTATTAGCAAGAGCTTGAACTCTTTGATGTACTGTGTCTATACTTATCGCCATATTTTTTATTTATGTATTTGCAATCGCCCCGTAGAGCGACTGCATCTACAAGTTGATTATTATTTTAATCTTTTTTCTATCTGAGAAAAAACTTCAACACCTTCATCTGTTTTAAACCAAGCAGCTAAAGCTGAATAAGGGTTTTCGTCAAATGGTACTGTCATTAATTTTCTACCAGTACTTTTCCAAGAAAAACTTCTTTGATCTTGAGACAACTCTACAATGTTAAGCTCGCAAGCTTTAACAGCTATATTTCTTAGTTGTATGTTTTCGTCTGTAACTAACTCTAAGAACAGTTGAGGCTCTCTTTTAGCAAATAGTAGTAAATCTCTTTTAAGTTCGCTAGAACTCATCTTTGTTACGTTAGAACCAATCTCTACGCGCATAACAGCTTCCATCATATCTATGTCTAGTGATTGCGCGGCATTTAAAGCAGCTATTTCAAACTCTAACCAATCTAATTGATTGTCTGCTCTCTTTTCAAGGTTTTGTTCTTCGTAAACTTTGTTTCTATGTGGGTGATACAGAGATAAAAACTTCTGTAATGTTACTTTGTTTTTTGGAACAAACAACTGTCCGCTTCTAAAAATAATATGAGATAGTCTTTGATCTCCTTTCATTTCATCTGTAAACGGAGTTCTTTGATTCTCGCAATATTTTATTTCTCTTTCGTATCCTAATTCTTCATCAAACCAATAAAGGTTTGCAGATCTAATAGATTTACTCAAAGGCATTCTATTGTCTTTTAAGGTATACACTCTGTCTTTAACTACCCAATTATCTTTTTTTGGTAACGGTTTTTCCATTACGTTTAGCTGTGCAACAGCTTTTTTTGTTTCTTTTTTCTTTGCCATAATATAATATAATATAAATTAATAAAAATAAAAGGCCGAGGCCGAAGCCCCGGTCTTTAATATAATAAATGCTTAGTTCATTAACATGAAGTTATTAGCACCTTGTACAACTAAACATCTTTCAGATAAGTAGTGTACTTCCATCGCGTCTAAATCAGAAGTAGTTGTTCCAACTGAACCAGTAGTCCAAGTCTTCATTTTTCTATTGTCTGTTTGAGAAGCTCTGTATCTAACGTGTAAGAATGGTCTCTTAAGATTTTTTCCTAAGTTTTGGTCATACACAGAAGAAACACCAGCAGGTATTACAACACCTCTGATAGCACCAACAGTGTTCTCAGCGTTTATAAGTCCTCTAGTAGCACTATCGTTTAAGTATTTCCAGTCAGACTTATAGAAGTCGTAAGAACCTCTTCTGAAACCAGAGAAACCTAAATTTAAAGCCATATCTTCTTCGTTGTCAAACACTCCATAAGAAGTACCTCCAGCTCCGTAAGAATTCATAGAAGCTAACATGTCATCCATTGCTAGAGCTGTTGCTCTATTTACAAACATCATGTTTTCTTCAATAGCACCGTTTTTGTCGAACTCAGCTAACATAGCATCGAACTCAGCTAAATCAGTTGCAGGATTAACACCAGTCACACCAGTAGTTTCGTTACCTCTTGCTTCAATAGCAGCAAATAAACCTTCAGTACCTGTAACAGCACCACCAGTACCACCGTGAGATAAAGCAGCTAAGTCAGTAAGACCATCACCAGCAGCTTTTTCTGATTCAATCATTGCCATTTCTAAGTAATCAGTAAATCTAGCTCTAGTATCACCTTCAGCTTTTAAGTACCATAAGTAACCGTTTTGCCCGTCTTCACCAGAAACTTCAACCCAACCAATAGCAGAAGTATCAGATCCTGATATCTCATATTTATCTTTCAATATGATTGGTTTGTTAGTGTAAGACTTAAAGTTAGCTTTGTTAGCTCCATCTCTACCTGTACCTCCTTTAGAGTATTCAGAACCAAATACTAAAACTTTAACAGCACCGTTTGCGATACCAGCAGCAGTCATAGTTGCAGCTCCGTAAGGTTGAATAGAAACAGTACCAGTTGAGTCAATAGCTGAAACGTAAGCTTTAACTGTTTTATCAGCATCAGCTACTAATAACATATCACCAGCTCTCATACCATGCTCACCATCAGTGTAAGGTGCAGTAGTTCCTACAGCAACGCCGTCAGCGTCGTGAGTAGCTACTAATGTTAAACCGTTTGAACCTGCCAATGTAGCTGTGTACGATAAGTGTAATCTTGACTGCTCAGACCAAACTACTTGGTCAGATGTCATAGACTCTTCAGCCCCAACTTGTGAAAGAAATCCTGAGATAGTTCTGTTTCCAAAAATCTCAGCCTCTTTTTCCATTAGGTCTGGTAAATATTGTTGTGCCCAGTTTGCGCTTGCAGAACCTGTATCTGTAAAGTCGATATAAGCCGTAGCTAATGTCTGCTTGTTAGGCGCTGCCGCTGGAGCGACGTTTGAAGTAATTGCCATAATTTGTTTTTTTTAAATTGTTATTTGTTTTTCTTTTTAATTTTAAATTTGAAATCAGTAGAAGTATCACCTAGCACTTTGTATTTCATTCCACCTGTTTCAATCTCACCGGAGTGAGCTTGCCTAGGATTCATGTCAATGTTTTTAGATTTAGCCATACTGTTTTTTAAAGCATCAGCTTTACCTTGTTCATAAAAGTGATTAGCGATAGCATCAGAATTCATCGCTGTAAATAAAGATTTATGATAACCCTTAGCATCCTCCATTTCATTATTTTTATTCAAGAACTTCTTGACAAAATTATTTAGATCGCTTTGAGTGGTCTTTACTTGTTTAGCATCTTTCACGTTAAACCTATACTTCTTATCTCCGACATTGTATTCAAAACCTTTGAACCCATCGTTAAAAACTTCGTTAGTTTTATTTAAGAAATGATCTCCCGCTTTTTTTTCATTCTTTTGCGTTTTTTCTGACTCCGCTGTGTATCTGTGAAAAGAATCAATTGCATTCTGTTGCTCACTCGTAAGCTTTGAACCCATTTTGATGTCTTCGTAATATTTAGATTTTAGACTGTCTAACTCAGTTTTAGCGCTGGCAACTTGCTCTTTAAGCGCTAGTTTTTTTCTTCTTATATCTGTCTCATCATCTACATCCGCATCGTATGAGAATTGATCTTCCATTAAAAAATCTATTTCATCTTGCTCTAAATGAGGTTTTGTTGTTTTGTAATACTCTTTCAATAAAGTGTGATTATCTAAATCAGAGTAATCTTTATTCAGTTTAACGTAGTCCTGAATATCACCACCAGTGTCTTTCATGAAATCAACCATCTTCATTATGTTTTCTGGTAGTTCAACTTTTGGTTCTTCAGGAGCTTTAATAGGTTCTTTAAGTTCCACAACCTCTTCAACTTCTTCGCTTACTATCTCTTCCAATAAAGGAGAATCTTCTTTTGTTTCAGGAACTTTAATCTCTTCTGCTTTTTGACTTAAATCTACTTTTGTTATTTCCTCTGCTTTTTCTTTTAAAGCGCTCAAGTCTAGCTTAACAACCTCTCCCGTAGTGTCTACGTATTTTTTAGGTTTTTTCTTTAAAGATAACTTCTCAACGTTGTCATCTACTTTTGGTCCCTCGACCGTTTCTTTGTTTTCTGCCATAATATAATATAATAATAGTTAATAATTTGTTTCTATCTAGGTGCAAAGCTAGACAAGTCACCTAAACCCCCTAGTATGTCGTTACCTGAAGATTCAAAGTTTTTTGGAGCACTTTCTTTTTGCCTTTGATCTATCATCTCGCTTTGCTGTGTAGCTTGTATTTTTGTTCTTTTATCCTTACGATCTTCTTTTTGTTTTTCTTTTCCCTGAGTTACCTGAACCTCCATTTGTTTCAACTGCATGTTTAATTTAAACTCATGATCCATTAATTGTTTTTTAATTTCAGCTTCGTGTACCATGGAGGTTTTTTGCAATTCAGCTTTAGCTTGCTCTAGCTGAATAGTTGTTTGAGAGAGAGCTTGTTGTTTTTGAACCTCTGCTTGAGCCGCCGCTTGTTGCTGCTGAGCATTTGCCTGTGCTTGGGCCTGCATGTTTTCTTGTTGCATCTTTTGGTCTCTTTCTACTTTCTTTTTTCTTCTAATTTTCAATAGTTGATTAGCTAGTTTAAGATTTCTTATATTTCTCAAATCAATAGCGTCTTCTAAATCAATACTTTGTTGACCTATTGCTACTTGAATATTATTCTCTAGCATAGCTTTTTCTTCTTCGTCAGGTGCTAGTTCTATAAATATACCAAAATCGTATAAATGCAATTCACTCAACTCTTCTAAAGTACCAACGTTATGAGCTCCTATTTGTTGTATAAAAGCATCTTTAGTTGGAGAGTACTCTAATATGTCGGATATTCTAAGTGACAAGCATTCGCATACTTCAGAAGTTAAGAACAAACCAGATTGTAGTATATGCCTAGTAGCGGTATTGGAATTTGCTGCTGCCATTTTTTGAACACCAACTAAAGCCTTGGGATCTGGATTAGCAGCGTCTCTAGCTTCGTTTAACCCGGTTGTATCTCTTATCATTTGTAGATAGTAATTATACGTACCAATTAAACTCTGCATTTTAGCACCACCACTTCCTGACTGTATCTCTTGAATAGGTATCTTGCCTGGATTCATATCACCGTCTGAAGTAAAGCTTCTACCTATTATAGATCCCGTCTGAAAGTACATATTTAACGCTTCTTGTGGATTATAATTCGTTCCGTTACCTAAATCAATCTCTGCTAATCCATCTGCGTCTAAGTATATACCGTCAGGAGTCATTCTAGACATCACCTGTTGAAGCTTTAGATGAGTTAGCTGTATCATGTCGGCAAATCCAGTTATCCTGCTTACAAGTGACTCTATCTTACCGTTATACATTCTTGGTGCTACTATAGAGTAATTCATTTTAACTTTAGTGAAATCGCTTTTTGGACGCATCATGTTTTTAGACATTTCCCATTTTAAAAGCTTTTCATTTCCAAGAACCATAGCTCCCTCGTATAAAACCTCAACTTTCCTAGATTGCCTTGTGAAGTATTCTGAATCTTCAGCTTTAAAACTATCATCTTTTTCTATAGCCTTTTCTCCACCAGCCGCTGTTTGTTTTATCTTGTAAACTTCAGAGTTATAAGTTTTGTAGTTGAAATACAATATTTCTACCTTGTTTTTATCATCATCTGAGTATTGGCTAGAAACCGAACTATACTTATTAGAATTCTTGTAGTTGTTTTCAGATATTTCCTCTAACTCCTCGTCACTTAAGCTTGGAAACTGTTTTACAAGTTCGTTTAAAGGTATTGTCTTTACTTCTCCCACGTAATATATATCTTCAAAGTAAGGCGAATCAGTATACGAATATATTAATTTTGCTGGATCAACGTAGTCAACTGTAACGCCCTGAGATTCGTTAAACCCTGTTTTTACCGCACCAATACCTAAAACTGTTAAATCATAATAAAACCTTCTCTTTACTAAATCAAATCTATTACCTTCTAACAAAACGTTTAATGCTTGTTCTTCAGCTATCTCTACAGCTTGCTTGTAACTAAGCTGCATATGTAAAGCTAGCTCTTCTTCCGAGTCTGGTAACTCTTCTTTTTTAGTTTGACTTAAAGGAATACCAAATTTTTCCTCAGCAAAGTCACTCATCTCCTTTGTTCTCATGTCATCTAATATAGATTGCATGTAATCCGTTCTTTTACTTACTCCATAAGGATCTTGTGAGTAAGCTTTTATATCGTACACTCTTTCCGCTATTCCGTTAACAACAATGTCTACAAATTTAGGTATAATAGGAACTGGTTTCCAATCTAAGTTCAAATAACTTAAATCACCGTTTATAGATAACTCATCTTTATATTTCTGTATTGATTGCTCTCCTCTAGCGTACAAACGTAGTCTATGGAAGTTATTTGTATTTGTTAAAAACCTATTGCTAGCATAATCAGTATTGAACCATTCGTTCTCAATAGCCTTAGCTACTTTTAAACCGTACTCAGCGCTTGATTTTTCTGAATCGCTAACTACTTGGCTAGGAAAATTATTTCTTGTACCTTTTCTAATCATCTTGTTGTTTAATTAATTTCGACGTATTCCCTTTGTTTTGATATCTTCCAAAGTTTAAATTTATTTTTTGTTTTTCTATCGTAGCGTTTGGCGTGTACAGATGCCTATTACAAGCCATCACAGCTAACCCAGAACTTATAGAAGCATCAAACTTTGTTCTTTTATTTATATCAAACTTCGCCCAGTCGTTTAATGTTCTATTGAAGTATAAGTTACCGTAGTTACCATCACCTAAATTACCTATGTGACTCTGTATGTACATTTCAATAGCAGCTGCATGAGCTTGCTTTATATCTTCACTCGAGTTAGGTATTCCACCTATTTCTTTTTCGGTAACAGATAGCTTATTCCATTTTTTATCTGGTCTATTCATACTGTAACCTCTGTAACCTCTTCTTCTAAAGTGATACAGAAGTCTAGGTTTGTTGTTCTCACAAAGTAATGGCATTCCATAAAATATACAAGCCATTAAAACATCTTCAAAAAATATCTCAGCGGTTTGTGGTCTAGCTATATATTCTAAAAAAAATTGGTTAGGCGGTGCGTCTTCCATGCTAAACTTGGTTAATCCGTGAAGCGCTCCGTTGGATCCTCTACCATCAACCGTTCCACTAATATCATAACTATCACATCCAAAAGCCCCCATGTGCTCGTTACCAGGATATTTAATTCCGTTTTTAGCTATAACTTTGTTTTGTAAGTTTATTGGTGGAGTCCAACTTATTTTAAACCTACCTTTTAAGTCTGGGTAAAATATAACTTGAGAATCTTTAATCCCGTTTAACCACTGAAAATTACCAGTACTAACATTTGACCTACTACCTACCTCTTCGTTATAATCTATTTGATCGTATATTTTAACTAAATTAAATATACTATTCCTTGTTTCGTCTCTAAACGCGTGCTCTGTTGTTCTTGGAAACTGTCTGTAGAATTCATTTAAACCATCTTGGTCATCTTTTAATCCATCAGCTTCATTATTCCAATGTTCTATTATACCTATATCTATTAGTTCACCTTGTGGATCGAGCACTTCATTATTTGGATTATCAAACACTGGATATCCGTATTCATCAATAAATCCTTCGTAGTTCCATTCCATTGGGATAAAAAGAGAATATAAACCAGATTTTGTTTGTCCATTCTTATTTCTTGAGGTAACATCTGAAGCATTGTATAGTTTTTTAAAGTTACTTCCTCCTTTATCTAAGGCATTTGAAGTTGAACCCATCATGCATTTTCCTACAATTCTACTACCTAATCTCAAACATGTTTTTGTAACTCTCCAGTTGTTTAGTATATTATCTGGTCTCTCCCATTTACCACTTTCGTCATGAACTAGTAAAGCTAATTTTTCTCCATCATAACTATTATCCCCAGTGTTTCTCCAATCTATAGTAGTATCTAGTCCTTGTATTTCTTCTAATTTTTCGTTTGCCGTAATCTTCTTTCTCGTAAACTTACTAGCGGGTACACGATAAGCAAGCTCGGATTTTGGACGATCCATACCATCTTGTATAGGTTTAAAAAAGAACGGATAGTTAATCGATATAGGTACAACTTTATCTGTAAACATTTTTTTTGCATCATTACCACTTTTAGATAGTATACCATATCTACTATCACTTGATATAGTTGCTAAGTTAACTGTTTCTGCTGACGACATAAAAGAAAATCCAGATCTACGATTTTTTAAGTAACACATACCATAACATCTTTTATCTGCCTTACAAGCTTCCCAGAATATATAAAACAATCTATTTGCTTCTCTAAAATCTGGCGCTCCAACATCAATTTTACTCCATTGTAAATACATATAGTGCGTACCAGTTATCCAGGTTGGTTCACCATCATTAATAAACCAGAACCCCTCCTCTCGTCGTTTAAATTCTTCGTCTATATAATCGTACCATTTTTCTTTTTGATTTTCCGGATAACCCCTCCAATCGAATATATTCTTTATTTTATCTAACTCTTCAGGAGTTTCTTGTCTTACCCATTTACTCTTTGGATGTTTATATATTTTTTTTGGTGGCTTTGGTAGTGCTATAATTAAATCTTGTATCTGTATGATCTCACCAATAACTCCATTATGAGATAACACAATTAAATCGTGTTCTTTGTTGTAACCATACTTCCATTTCTTACCTCGGTTCATACGAGTGATGGTAGTTCTTTTTATAGGCTCTACTGTTTTAACTAAACTTTGACTGTACATTACTTAGATCTACCTTCTGCAAATCCTTTAAAGACTTTTTTCTCTGTCTCTTCAAGCGTCTTACCCTCAAGCAAGTTCTCTTCTTCTTGAATTCTATTAAGTATTTCAAACGCGTCAAATATTGCTAGTTTTTTAGTAGCTGCGGCATTCTTTAGTCTATCTGCTGATATATCTTCTTTCGAATCTACAATTGCCTCTTTAGCAACTTTAATCAGTTCTTCAACTGCTACTTGCCCAGCTAGGATTATACTCTTCTTCGTTTCCTTGATATTCATATTTAATTGTAATAAATTGTGTCATAACTCTATATAAGCGCTCTCCATCTATAATAAACTCGTATGTTGAAAATGGGGTAAACCCGACTAGGTCTCCTTCTTTGTAAGTACCGTCAGTGTGTTTAACTATACCTATACAAGACTCTTCCTCGTCAAAACCAAAGCGCGTCCTGTCTTTAATGGGCTTTACGAAGCAATAACCCTTAGGGGTTCTCCATTCCCAGTATCTTTTGTATAAGAATATTTGATCTTCTTTTACAAAGTAATTTTTTTCGTCAAAATAACTTCTGCTATTTTTTTCTTCACCCCTCACATTATGCCAACGCCTAAAAACGTTGTGATGAGTTATGATACTATCTCCTGGTTGTATTTCTGATTTAAAAGCTGTAGGAACAGATTTAACAATAGCTTCTCTATTTACAAATTGGTGGTTGTAAACCTCAGTGTTGAGGATAAGTTCTTTATCCCCAACCTTTGTGGTATTGTTGTATCTATTTCCCTTTGGCTCTATAACAAAGTCAAAAGGTGCTCTCATCAGTATTCTAGATTATATTCTACGGAGACTGCCATGTTCTTGTTAAAATCTTTCCATGGTAACACGTCTTTGTTTTTCTTGATGTATATAGAGTACTTATCTTTCTCTTCTATAATATCACAAATAGTATGTCCACCATATACCTCTTGACCAACAGCATAATGCATAGCGTCGTTCTTGTAGTCTTTACCTATAGTTATTTTTCTAATTAGTTTCATTATATTTAATTGTTCCGTCGGTAATATTGATATCATCACTACCATAATCTTTTTTAAAGTTAGATTGCATTAATGATAACTCATCGTTTTTACCAGCTATATGATGCAGTAATTGATGTATGTTTGTTTGTAGCATACCAATCTGCATTTGAGCTCTATTAATATTATTTATCAAATTTTGTAATTCGTTTAATTCTTCGTTTGTAACTTTTTCAGATTTAACTCCTTTTAATTCTTTGATTTTTTTTACTGTGTTCTTTGCCATTTTATTTAATTTAAGTTAATTTATTTGTTTTATTTTTCGAATCCTAATACTAATGTAATAGGATGTAAGTTGAAGACAAAATCATCATCTGCTAACGCGTCTGCTGTAAAATTCGATGTTAATTCTAAATCATTAGCATCTGTAAGACTAGATACAGTACCTATCACAGCATCATCATGGGCATGTAAAATGTCACCGGCTGCAAAATGCTCTCTGACATCCATACCACTACCGTTTACTGCTATAGTAGTCCCCGCAACCGACACATCCATATTACCACTTCCATCATTAAGTCTAAGTAGAGTTCTCATATCAAAAGCAGACCTACATAAAACAGCTACGTGTACAGTGTCATACCCTACGTTATCTCCACTTGTTGGAAGTCCTTCTAATATCAAGGGTACAGCAGCTCCTGCTCCATCACCCTGCGTTGATGTTGTTGCTACCGCTGTACTCTGAAGGCTGTTAGCTGCGTAGTTACCGGCTTCAATTTCTATGACTCCAATTATATCAGGATTTGGAACATGAACGTTGGTGGTGTTGACTGCTCCTAAAGAAACAGTATTTGTTTTTGAAAATATAATATCAGCAGCGATTGTTTGTCCTGTTGGAGATGCATCTCCTTTTGGCCTTACTAACATAGCCATAGATCTTAAACAAGCCGAACCTCTTGGAATTTGTATCGGTGTCCAATCTGTAATAACGTCACCAGCGGCAAACGCTTCGGCGTGCTGTTTGGAAGCTGCTATTTCTATTTTCTTTGTTACTGTAAAAAATTTTCCCATTTTATTTCTTTTTTGTTTTTTCTAATGATCTTCCGCCAAAATAAGCTCCGATCACTGTTATTAATACTAATTGTAATAGATCAGTCCATTTAGCCTCTACATTAAACGATAATACACCTGCGTCAATAAACATCAACAACACCGTACTTACCACTAGAAATATAAGTACCATAGGTCTTACATTTTTAGACATCCATGAATCTGAAGCCATATCTGACTTCCATCTATCTGTTATAGTTTTCTCCATCTCTACCTCGTAGTTAGATACTAACTCTTTAATTTTTCTTTCAGCTTCAAGCTTTTCCTCCTTAGACGTA